TATCATTGAGCATGTACCCTACGAGCAGGGTGTTACTGCTGACGGCTGGTAAGTTCCTCCCCTACCTGAGCATGTGGTTAAACTGCTCAAACTTAATTCAAAGAGGTTAGCATGAAGCAGGACTACGACAAACTTCTAATCGACGGAGATGTGCTGGCCTATCGTGCAGCCTTCTCTTGTCAGGACACATCAGAGCAGGACGCTATTGAGAAGCTAGACGACATTGTGTACGAGATACTTGATGAAGTATACTGGGACGCACATGACGATGATATCAAGGACAGTTACATCGTCTACCTGACTGGCAAAGGTAACTTTAGATACGACTACGCAGTTAGTTACCCTTACAAGGGCAACAGAAAGAACACTGAGAAACCTATTCACCTTCGTGCAATCAGAGACCATATGATTGATAACTGGGACGCAGTGGTGTCAGAAGGTGAGGAGGCAGATGATCTCATTGGTATCGGTGCTACAAATTACGGACCTGACACCATCGTAGCTACCATTGACAAGGACATGCTTCAACTTCCCTGCGTACACTACAACCCTAACAAGAAGACTTGGAAGACAGTAGATGAGTTCGGTGGTCTTAAGTTTTTCTACCACCAAATCCTTACTGGTGACACAGCTGACAACATCGTAGGACTCAAAGGTGTAGGACCTAAGACAGCTGACAAGCTACTGGCAGAGGTAGACAATGAGTGTGATATGTTTAAGGTAGTTCTGGACGCATACGAAGGCGATGTGGACAGGATCATGGAGAACGCAAGGCTACTCTGGTTGCGCCGTGAGGTGGGTCAAATATGGGAGGCCCCTGAATGCGGTTTCGATCTGGACTAGAGGCACGTACTGCTAAGTATCTTCGGTCAAAGAAAGTTAAGTTTACTTACGAGAAGGTCAAGCTACCTTGGATAGATACTAGGCAGAAACACTACACCCCTGACTTCATACTCTCTAACGGTATTATCATTGAGACAAAAGGTCGCTTCATCTCTTCAGATAGGATGAAACACTTGATGGTTAAAGAACAGCACCCAGACCTAGACATACGCTTCGTCTTTACAAACCCTAACGCCAAACTATCTAAAGGCTCTAAGACAACGTATGCCATGTGGTGTGAGAAACATGGTTACAAGTACGCTAAAGAAGTAATACCTGAGGAGTGGTTAAATGAGTGTTAAGATTCACAAAGTTCTGGACGGTCCTTACGAGGATGAAGAGGGACACTTTCTATTATGTCTAACGGAAGATGGCAAAGGTGATTTACTCCACATGGAGATTTACTTCGAGACAATGGACGCAGCCTACTCGCTTATCAAATACCTATCTAACACTATTGAGGCAGTGGAAATAGAAGAAGAAGAGGTCATTGACAATGTTTGACCTTAGTAGTAAAATTATCGCCCTCGTTGAGAACTTTGGTTTGCTCTGGCTACTCGAAGACAACGAGATCACCGAAGAACTCGTGATAAGGTACTTGGTAGACGAAGGGTACATTGACCCTGAGGACTACTTCAACACTGATGCTGAAATGAAAGAATGGAAGAGACTCGAAGAATGATTAGTCAAGACGATATAGATGCTTTTGCAGAAGGTCCTCGTGGCCGAACTGTGACAGACTTGAACGAATATCAGAAGAAGGCAGTTAGTTTTGCTGTTTACCCTTCTACCCACAAGGTGCTGTACCCTACACTGGGTTTGTGCGGAGAGGCAGGAGAGGTAGCTGAGAAAGTTAAGAAGCAGATACGTGACAACAAGTTCAGCCGTCATGAGACAGCAAAAGAACTAGGTGATGTGTTGTGGTACTTAGCTAACCTAGCTAACGATCTAGGGTACAGCCTGTCAGAGATTGCTGGGAACAACATTGAAAAACTAGAGAGCCGTAAAGAACGTGATGTTATTAAAGGATCAGGAGATAACAGATGAAGACTAGGTGGGTTAATAACATTTTTGTACGCTTTATGCGATACTGTATTATGTGGTCAGAACACAGGGCTGCAATCAAAACACTAAACAAGTTGACAGACGCAGAGTTAAGAGACATTGGGTTGACACGTGGAGATATCGACCGTATGGTCTGGCTCGAAGAAGATAAACAAGAACGAGGTAAAAACCTATGAATAACCTACTACCTACTGACTACCAAGCCTTCATCCATAAGTCTCGGTATGCTAAGTACTACGAAGGTAGGGGGCGGGAAAGCTGGGGAGATACTGTTGACCGTTTTATGGCTAATGTAGTTGCACCTAAACTTACAGACGACAACGGATGGGAAGTCTACAAACAGATTGAGGATGCTATCCTAAGTTTGGATGTCATGCCTTCTATGCGTTCCCTCATGACAGCAGGTCCAGCCGCTGACCGTGACAACACATGTATGTACAACTGTAGCTACCTAGCCGTAGATGACCTTAAATCCTTCGATGAGGCTATGTTTATCCTGCTCTGTGGTACTGGTGTTGGCTTCAGTGTTGAACGTCAGTTCGTCACCAAGCTCCCCGAAGTCCCTGAGTTGTTCGACAGTGAGACTAACATCGTCGTCAAGGACAGTAAAGAAGGTTGGGCTAAGGCTCTTCGTCAACTTATCGCACTCCTGTATAGTGGTGAGGTCCCTACGTGGGATGTTTCTAAGGTTCGTCCTGCTGGTGCTCCACTCAAGACATTCGGTGGTCGTGCATCTGGCCCAGCACCTTTGGTCGATCTGTTTAACTTTACTATCCGTACTTTCAAGGAAGCGCAAGGTCGTAAGCTATCCTCTATTGAGTGTCACGACATCATGTGTAAGATCGGTGAAGTAGTTGTTGTAGGCGGTGTACGTCGCAGTGCTATGATCTCTCTGTCTAACCTGAGTGATGACCGTATGCGTCATGCTAAGTCAGGTGCATGGTGGGAGAACAACCCACAACGTGCCTTGGCTAACAACTCTGTAAGCTACACTGAAAAGCCTGACAGCCTTTCGTTTATGCGGGAGTGGATGGCACTGGTTGAGTCAGGTTCAGGTGAACGTGGTATCTTCAACCGTGAGGCATCTAAGAAACAGGCTGCTAAGAATGGTCGGCGTGACGACAGCTATGAGTTCGGAACCAACCCGTGTTCGGAGATCATCCTACGTCCAAGCCAGTTCTGTAACTTATCGGAGTGCGTGGTACGTGCTACAGATACTATTGACACACTGTCTGAGAAGGTTCGTCTAGCTACAATCCTTGGCACGATCCAGTCTACCTTCACTAAGTTTCCTTACTTGCGTAAGCAGTGGACTGACAACACATCAGAAGAACGACTTCTTGGTGTCTCCCTGACAGGTATCATGGACAATCCTCTTATGACCTTGAAGAACAAAGGGTTGGAGAAGACACTTGCACACCTTAAACAAGTTGCTGTTGACACCAATGCTGAGTGGGCTGATAAACTTGGTATTCCTGTCTCTGCTGCTATTACTTGTGTCAAACCATCTGGAACGGTATCGCAACTCGTCGACGCAGCATCGGGAATCCATGCACGGCACAGTCCCTACTACATTCGTACCGTCAGAGGTGACAACAAGGACCCTCTCACCCAGTTCATGAAGGATCAGGGTATCCCTAACGAACCCTGTGTAATGAAGCCTGACCAGACTACCGTGTTTAGCTTCCCGCAGAAAGCTCCTAGAGGTGCTGTATGTACAGCTGACATGACAGCCGTTGAACAGTTGGAGATGTGGTTAGCTTATCAACGTAACTGGTGTGAGCACAAACCGTCTGTCACTATTAACGTCAAAGGTAATGAGTGGTTTGAGGTAGGTGCTTTTGTTTACGAACACTTCGATGAAATGTCAGGTGTATCCTTCCTGCCGTTCAACGAGCACACGTACCAACAGGCTCCTTACCAAAACTGCGGTAAGTCAGACTACACCATGCTCAAGTCCATCATGCCTAAACGTATTGACTGGTCTAAACTTTCGGAGTATGAAAGTGAGGACAACACCGCAGGTAGTCAGACACTTGCTTGCTCTGGAGACTCTTGTGAAATCGTAGACCTAACTTAATCTACAACACCTGAGCAAGTGCCTAAACTGCTAACCCTAACAAAGGAAACTAACATGTTTACTTCTATTATGATTGCTTGTTCTTTAAGTGGCTCAGGTGAGTGCTTCTCAATTTCCCATAAGGATGTTTTCTCCACCCTAGAAGCCTGTCAGAATACTGCGTACTCTGCACAAACCTATGCTGAAATCAATAACCTTGAGATAATTAGACTTACTTGTTACGACTGGGGAGTTGAGGCATGAGCTATACGGTAATCACCCGCAACCAATGTAACTTCTGTGATACTGCTAAGGCTTTGTTAAAGGGAGCAAACCAAAGCTATGTAGAGTACAACGTTCAGTCTGAAAGCTCTAAGTGGGTACTCTCTCTAATGAAACAGGCAGGTCTTAAGACTGTACCCCAAATCTTTTCATCCGATGGTACTCACATCGGGGGCTACACAGAGTTAAAAGAGTTCTTGGGTAAAGTAGAAGGGAGTGTGGTATGACAGCTGTACGTAAGCAATTCAACAGGGCTTTGTATGAAGCATATGATAGCCCAGCACGTGATGCCTTGGTCACCCACTTGGAGGATAAGGGTCACGCCATCGTCAGCAATGAAGAGAACTACAACGTAGACGTTATCTCGAAGAAGGGCAACTATACTTACTACAATGAGGCTGAAGTGAAGACCGCATGGAAAGGTGACTGGCCTTCACATTGGACAGAGATTCGTATCCCTGAACGGAAGCAACGACTGCTAGACAGGCACAAAGCATCTTCGTTTAGTGTCCTCAACTTCTACATCTTTCGGCCTGACTTCAAACAGGCATGGCGTATCAAGGACACACTGTTGACACAGAAGAGTCTCAAGGAAGCCAAGGGCCGTTACATCCAGAAGGGTGAGAAGTTCTTTCATATTCCGTACACTCAAGCAGAGTTGATTAACCTATGAACCCTTTCAAGAAACTTCTTCAGAACGTAGAACTAAATGCAAGCCGACCCTCTCCCACAAGACTTTCAGGAACACCTAACTACAAAGAAAAAAAAGTAGACCTAGACGTAATCTATCTAGAACATTTATTCTATGACGTTCAAAATTCTAAGTGTCACTGGTTGGATGTAGAACTTAACCCTTCTTGGATTTTTGAAATTGGTCACCCCTTAGCTATGAGTGTTGATAGACTTGACTACGACTACGTTAAAGGGAGTGTCGTTATCTGTAGTAGATTTGCTAACTTAGGTAGAAACTCTTATCCAGATAAAGAGTTTAAGGATGTCTTGAAGTATATAAAAAGTCAGTGGGGTTGGGATTCTTACCTTCTTAATCCACCAATACAGAAAGGTTTATTTGAGTATGAGCAATGAACCCCCTAAGAAACAATCCCTGTCCGAAGCCATCTCTCGTCGTAAGACCAACTACAAGAGAGCAACAAACAAAAAGACGTCTGGTCTACTGCCTCGTACAGATAACCAAAGTCTGTTGATCACTGCACTAAAACAGAGCAGTCAAGTGTTTATCCTTGGTCCATCTGGTACAGGTAAAACCTACGTCACTGCCACCTACGCAGCTGACCAGTACACTCTGAAAGAGATTGACAAGATCGTCATCACTCGCCCTCATGTAGCTGTAGGTAAGGAGTTAGGCTTCCTCAAAGGGGACTTGACAGAGAAGACTATGCCGTGGGCCTTGCCCGTTCTAGACGTATTGGAGAAACACCTTGGTAAAGGAGCAGTCGAAACAGGTATCAAGAATGGTAACATTGAAATGGCTCCTCTTGCACTTATGCGTGGGCGCAGCTTCGATTCTGCCTTCATAATTGTAGACGAAGCACAGAACATCACAACACACGAACTTAAGATGCTGTTGACACGGGTAGGTGAAGGCTCTACGATTGTTCTTAATGGAGATGCACAACAGTCAGACCTAAAGGAAGCCGATGGTCTGTCTCGTGTCATCCACCTAGCTAAGAAGCACATGCTCCCTGTGCCTATCATTGAGTTTGGTGTTGACGACATTGTAAGAAGTGATATATGTGCTGAGTGGGTCAAGGTGTTTATGAAGGAGAGACTATGACAGAAGATGTAGTGAATAACCCGAAGCACTACGGTGATGGACAGATTGAGTGTATCGAGTACATGAAAGACAACATGGATCACTTAATGTTCTTGGGTTACCTAGAGGGCAATGCTAAGAAGTACATGCACCGATACCGTTACAAAGGTAAACCGATAGAAGACTTGAGGAAAGCGCAGTGGTACTTAAACCGTCTAATTGCTGAAATGTAATAGACATAACTTCTCTTAGCTCAACTGGATAGAGCAGCTGACTTCTAATCAGCAGGTTGTAGGTTCGAGTCCTACAGAGAAGGCCAAAAAAAAAGCCCCCTTGGAAATCAATCCTTGGGGGCTTACTTTATTTCTTTTTCATTGGTTTTTTCTTTTTAACCACAGCTGCCTTAGCTGCCTTAGTGTACGGTTTCTTCTTACCTTTTGAATATGGCATGTTACTTCTTCCTTTTCTTTCCTGATGATGTTGTTGACCACTTAACTCTTTTGGGGCCTGTCTTCTTAGCTGCCTCTTTCTTACTG